TGGGTTTACCAAATTCGGCATAGCTATGCCTGAAGAACTACGAGACTATGATAATCCTATACAAAGTTATAGAGACTATTATCATTTAGATAAAGCAACATTTGCAGTATGGTCGCATCGTGACAAGCCTGACTGGTGGAACGAAGATTATGCTGATTACGAAAAAAGGATAACGAGATGATAGAGATTTATGGAAAAGATAACTGCCCTTATTGCGATATGGCAAAAGGTTTGGCAGAAAGAAAAGGCTTTGAAGTAGTATATAAACAACTAGATGTAGACTATGGTTTCTCAGAAATGAGAGATAAATTTCCTGGCGCTAGAACCTTTCCTCAAATAATTAAAGATGGGGAATATATAGGTGGCTATGCCGCACTGGAGGAGTTAATTGGTTGATTATAAATTTAATGAAGACATAGTACTAGCAAACGTAAGAGAGTATATAGACAAAACTTATAAACAACACTATGGTACTAGCAAGATTCAAACAACAGAATTTGTATTTGATGCAGGGCATGGCGAAGGATTCTGTATAGGTAATATAATTAAATACGCACAGCGCTATGGTAAGAAGTATGGAAACAATCCTGACGACTTACTAAAAATAATACACTATACAATTTTCTTACTAGGGGAACACGAAGAAAAAGATGGAACATTTACTAACAGATATGACAACGGTAACAAGTCTTGAACAAGTAGTAGTAATATTCTTATTACTACTTTTTAAGCATACAGTTGCTGACTATCTTCTACAGAAGCCTTGGAAAGATAAGGGAACATATGGCGCGCCTGGCGGTTTAGTCCATGCAGGTCATCACATAGTTGGAACATTTCTTGTATTAATATTCTTTTGCGATTGGTTTACAACGCTATATTTAGCATTTTTAGATGGGTATATACATTACCACATAGATTATGCAAAGAATAATATTAAAAGAATATTTAAACTAAACAACACACATACACTATATTGGGGATTACATGGTTTAGACCAGTATCTCCATATTTTAACTTATATATTAATGATTTACATACTAGGAGTATAAATGGCGATAAAGACCAGAAAGCACGAAAATTTGACAGAAACTAACGTACAGCATGTAATAGAGTTGTTAAACGATGAAAAGCCTATCACTAAGAAAGAGGCGTGCAGCATACTAAATATAAGTTATAACACTACAAGGCTCAATAAAATTATTGAAGACCATTTAGACACTGTAGCTTATAGAGAAAGACGCAAGTCCCAGAACAAAGGGAGAGGCGCAACAGAAATGGAGATTAAACAAGTAGTAAACTTCTACTTGGATGGAGCAAATGTATCTGATATAGCCAAAGGGTTATATAGGTCGCCTGCTTTCATCAAAGCAATAATTGATAGAGTAGGTATTCCACAGAAACTTGCTCAAACCGATTATGAAGGACGTAGAAACGCAATGCTACCTGAACAATGTGTAGCAGATGAGTTTGAGGTTGGAGAAAAAATATGGGCAGTTCGACAGAACTATCCAGCACTTGTTGAGAAGGAGTTAAGACCTGAGCAAGCTGAAGAAAGAGGATATAGATTATACTTGTGCTACACTATAGAATGTAGCCAAGAAGACCTTAAAGGTAGTTATTTTCCTCACTTAAGTTTTGCAGGTAAGAACTATCCTTTGGCTACCTATGAAATGGGTAAGCTAGAACATCTGCAAAAGTATTTATAATATAAGGAAACAACATGGAATATTTTTTAGCTTTTTATGTAGCAGGCATAGCCCTAGCTATGTATAAATTATATCTACCTAGTTATCTTACTATAAAGAAACTGGACAGTCAAAATATTCTTGTACAGAGAAATATAATAGCATTTTTTATAATGTTAATAGGATTTTCTATAATACTATTAGGGATTATTCCAGCACTTTTATCTGATAATATGGGCAAGAAGTTTTGTTCAAGCTTTGTAAATGCGGTGTTAGATAATGGCGTATAGTAAGGAAGTAGTAAAAAGGTTTGAGTCAGTGTTAGAGAACCCTGAAGCTCACTCAGTTGGTCGATTTGACCCAAAAGAACCCAATGTAGCAACAGGGATGGTTGGCGCACCTGCGTGTGGTGACGTAATGAAATTACAGTTGAAACTCGACAGCGCCGAACGCATCGTTGACATAAAGTTCAAAACTTACGGGTGCGGTAGTGCTATTGCTAGTTCTACAATGTTCGTAGAAATGCTGAAAGGCAAAACAATAGAAGAAGCAAAGTCTATTAAAGACAAAGATATTGCAGAAGCTTTAAACTTACCTCCTATAAAACTGCATTGTTCAGTTTTAGCAGAGGGCAGTATAAAAAATGCAATAGAAGACTGGGAAAGAAAAACCCAACATAGGAGACATAATCAATGTACGAAGATTTAAGAGAACACTTAAAAGGACAGATAGCATACCATAGAGCTAATTGTAGAGTTTATATGAGAAATTCAGTAGGTATTGGGGAACACCCTGATGTCATGGAGTCAATAAAGTCAGAACTAGCAAAGCTTGCAGAAGCAGTTGATATGTTAAACGCCCTAGAGAAACATTTAAAATAATAGCATTTTGTTAAAGATACTAAAAAATAGTTCTTGACAAATGGTTATAATTTTATTATAATATATTTATAAACAAAAACAAGCAAA